ACTCCAGATCGTTGACACGATTAGCTAATAGTTCATACAAGTTTTCAGCCATCTCCCAAGTGCCTTCTGCTCGTTCTAATTTTTGTAGGATTGTATTTGTTTTTTCTGTAAGCACAGCCATATCTCTTTGTATATTTACAAGATCGACTGTTTTAATTTTTTCTATTTCTGCTCTGTTGCCGTTGATTGTGTCTGTTAGATTAACAATGTACTTGACACCTGTAAATGTTCCGACTAGCAGTGAAGCTACTACCGGTACCATAACAATATTTTTCTTTAACAAATCTGCTACGTTCCTCATTTTTTTTCCTCAATCTCATAAAAGAAATTGTCGGTGTCTTCTGTCTTCCACGCACCTGTATCTTCTACATTCCATTCATTTGTTTGTACCTTCCAATCAGGAATATTATCCTTGACAGTAAATGAAGGTAAGTCCCAAATGCATCTGTTGTTTGGCTGAGCCGCATAGTTCCCATCGTCTAGGGCTATGATGTGTGCACACTTATGTTCGTGTGGTATCTCCGAATGATCGGTATCTAGTATATTAGCATCTGGGTGTGCCCAGTCAACGGTAAAAAGATATGCACCATGATGCCATTGTTTATCTTTGCCAATATATTTTCCTGAAGCTGCGCTTAGAATAGACCAATGAGTAACAGTAGGATAATAACTAAAAGAATTCCAAAGCTCCAGTTCATCAAGTCTTCTTTTTGGTACGTCTTCGACTTTGAAACCGCGTTGAATAAATGCACTAATAGGGAGGCGATAAAAGATTGCGCCATTTTCCATAAGTGCGTGCCATAAGATTGCCCTGCCACCCATAGATGTGATACCGAAGATAATACAGTCTTCGACTTCTCCATGATGTTTTTTAAGATCATATAAATACTCCTTTCGTATTTGTGCATAGGTGGGTGGAATGTTAGCATTAAGATAAGCCACTATTTTATTTCACCCCAATTTTTGCCATGCTCATAATCTACTTTGTTTGGAACCTTAAGTTCCACTGCAGATTCCATTATTTCAATAATTTGTTCTGCTTTTTTATCAGATTCAACAGAGATATCTACCTCGTCATGAATTTGTATATGTGGTATTATACCATTTTCATACAAAGCTACCATACTTTTTTTAGTCATATCAGCTGCAGATCCTTGTATTAATTTGTTTAATGCTTTGTAAGTAAATGCTCTTTTTAATGGCTCATCATATTCTTTTCTAGCTTGTTCTAGTGGTAATGGTTTAAATATTCCAAACTGCGTTGGCTGCCATAAATCAAAATGACATGCACGACCTCCTAAAGTTCTAATCTTACCTCTGTCTTCTGCTTTACGAGTTACATTATCCATAAGTTTTTTAACGAATGGAGCCTTTGTATGATATTGTCTAATTAATTTTTCAGCTGAGTCTTTCATTAAACCTAACTCTGACATAAGCTTGTTTTTACCCATACCATACATCAAACCTAAGTTAATAGTTTTGGCTTGCTTACGTTCAATACCTGCCATGTCTGCAACAACTTGGTGAAAGTCTGCATCACCTTGATTGTATGCATTTACAATTTCATCTACACCTTCTAAGTTTTGTAGCTTTGCATAGTGCACTAATATTCTAGGTTCTTGTTGAGAGTAATCAAATGATCCCCAAGTAGTATTTTCTTCTGGAATAAATATAGATCTTATCATCGGTCCCAGCTCCGGGTGCCTTGCTGGAATTTGCTGTAAGTTTGGATTACTCATAGAGAATCTACCGGTCACAGTTCCGCCTTGATCTGACCTTATTTGATTTATGTCTGCATGGATTCTGCCATTGTGAGAATGTTTGGTAATAGAATCTATAAAAGTTGTATGTGCTTTGTTAATCTCTCTTGCATCAGCAATAGATCTAGCTAATTCATGAGGATGGTTTTGTAAAAAGTTTTTAGTAAAACTAGGCTCATTACTTTTCTCTGTTCTATCATATGGAAGTTTTAGTTTGTCAAATGCTTTTGCGATGCTCCGAGCTGCATGTATTTCTACATCTACTCCTGTTAACTTTTTAATCTTACTAACTATTTTAGCTTCACGTTCCATAAGATTTTTTTTAAGTTTGTCTGCATGCTCAAGGTCAACTCTTACACCTTTAAATCTCATATCAACTAAACAAGGAAATAGTTTTGTTTCTAAATTAAATACATCCATTAATTCTTGACTGTGTAATTCTATATCTAATCTTTGCCAAAGTTTTAGTGTAGCTTCTGCATCACGTTCTGCATACTCACCTACATACATTGCAGGAAGTTTATACATTTCTGCTTTAGCATTTACAGAATAACTTTTAGCTGCCTCTTGTAATATCTTTTCATCTTTACCAATACCTGCATAAAATTTTGCGAGTGTGTTTAATTGATAAGACAATCTATTCTCATCAATTAAAGACGCTGCTATCATAGTGTCAACAATTTTACCTCTAATGTTTATACCAGCAGATCGTAACCAACAGACATCGTACATTGCATTGTGAAATATAAAGGTAGTTTTTTCTTGACTGACTAAATCTTGAACCCACTCTAAAACGAGTTTTTTATCCATATTTCCACCACCCTCATGACCTATCGGATAATACCCTGACCAGCCCTCTACGGCCACGGCAACGCCTACAATGTGTCCTTTTTGGGTAACATTACCTGATCCTAGGGTCATTAAATGAGGATCATAAGTTTCTAAGTCTATGGCAACTTCTTTTGCTCCAGATAAATCTTTTAATTCATGGGGTGCAACCCATTCTGTTTCGGGTGCAAATAGTGGGATCTGAGTACTCCTCACGAGTAATCTCTTTCTAAGATCATTTCCAAATAATGAATAGCTTTTCTCACGTCCTCTTCTTTTCCTTTTATTGAATGTCTACAGATATATTTTATAGCGTTCCCTTCTGCAAAAAGCAACTTGTTTTCGTTAATGAATTCAGCTGGTTGAATCTTCATATTTTTGTAATGTTTTCCACCAACTTGTTTATCTAGTGAATCATATGAAGCTTTCTTAAATATTTCTTTATTTGTCATTGTATATTCCTTTTGGTGGATGGTAATGTCCTTCGTGATTTTCATCTATATAAAATAACTTGACACCCCATTGTTTTTGTTTATCGGATAAAGATCTATGTATAGGAGATCCATCTCTTTTTCTTTCGCATCTTGTTTTAACATCTAGTTTTTCTATAGTTCCGTCTGGATGTATAACTACAATATCAATGCAACCATGTTGTCTAACATTTTTAAATACTTCACAACCGTTAGCTAAAAATTCTATGATTGCTCTGTATTCATTGACAGCTCCTAAACTATCATCTCGTTCGTGTTGAGTAGATATTCCTGTTTTCATATTATATAAGCACGATCAAAGTTTTTAGGATCCAACACATGCAATTCACGCTTCGCTCTCGTTGCTCCAGTATAAAATAATCTATGTAATTCATCTGGGTCATGACTAAGAGTTTCTAGTGCTGCACCTGTAAGATCTTGCATAAGCAAAACATTGTCGGCTTCTCCTCCTTTCGCTCCGTGTATAGTTGACATTATTATACGAGGATTTTTATTAATCATCTCGCCATTCGCTCTCATATTACGAATATAGTTTTCAGTCATGTTATCTAGACCTTCAAAAGAGTCATACCAAACCTTATCTGTGTTAAGGCCATGTTGTTCTTGGCATTCTTTTAAGGTGTACTTACCATCTGAATGAAGAGTTTTACCTTTTCTAAATCCTACTAAAACATTTTCACCTAAGTATTCATAAATGTTTTTAATTTCTAAATGATTTAATAGTTCACCTTTACGCCACGACTCCCAATTATTTAATGCTAATAATAATTTTAACGAAATAGAATTTCTTCCTCTGTATTGATAGTACCATCCTTGTATTTCACATAAATCTTTAGCATCTTCTAAAAAATAATTAGCTGAAGACAGAACTAACCAATCTCCTTTAGACATATCTACTTGAGTTATGTCAGAATATCTTTTTAAAATACCTATTTCTTCTCTAGGTTTGTATTCTTTTTCAAATCTATTTTGTACTTTATTAATTATTTTTTGTGATAGTTCATGTATAGGTCCACCAGGTATACGATAAGATTGATCTAATACTTTAATATCATTTACTTCTTCTTTCAAAGCTATGAAATGATCCACGTCTGCTCCTGCCCATTTAAAAATAGCTTGGTCGTCATCGCCTGCAATGTAAGTTTTGTTTGCATTAGCCCAAATACATCTAACCATATCCCATTGCAACAAAGATAAATCTTGTGCTTCATCTATAAATAAAACTTCAAAAGTATTCTTAATATTTTTTTGTATAAAGTCTTCAAGTAAATCATTAAAGTCTTTTAAATTTTTTTCTTTTTTAAATCTTTTTAATTCTTCAGCTAATAGATATAAAGTATTTCGTTCTATATCTATAATATTTTTTCTAGAGTCATAGTATTCTAGAAGATCCATTCTTTTAACTGCAGCTGTATTTATTATTGTGAGATATTCATTGTCAGAATTAAAGGTACCGTCATCATTAGAAAACTTCGCAGTCTTAATAGGGATGCCACATTTCTGCCCAAATTCTTTATAGTCTTCTGTCTTCATCATTTTTTCTTTAGTCATACCTAATTGATTAAAAGCATAAGAGTGAAGAGTTCTAAAATTAGTTAAATCATTTTCTATATCTAATCCAAATTTATCGGCAGCTCTTGTTGCAGCTTCGGTTGCTGCTTTCTTTGTAAAAGAAAAGTAACCTATTTGTTTAGGTCTAATCCCCTTCTGAATGAATTCGTCCACTA